TGAACAGCGGCATGATGCGGACTCCGCTTGTGATCAAGACCCGCACGCAGGCGCTCGGATCTTTTGGCACGCCGACCTACACCTACACGACTGGCGACACAATCTTCGGCGAGATCAAAGACTCGAGCGCGGTGGAAAAGACCAATCACATGGCGCTTCAACAGATCGTCACGCATCAGATCACAACCAACTTCTACCCGGGCATCAACAACTACGACCGCTTCACCGCAAGCCTGAGTCGCTCGACATTGGGCACGACGATCAGCACCACATTCGAGATCGTGTCCATCGTCGACTACAAGTCGGCGGGTCACACGCTCATCATGCAGTGCCGAGAGGTGGATTCGTAATGGCGAGCAGTGGCAAGATCATCAAAGGCTTGGATCAGTTCCTTGATCAGATGAAGACTTTGCATAGCGACGATATCTACAAGATCTTGCGCAAGGCTGAGGTCAAGGCGTTGACCGCGCCGCGAGGCAAACTTGCAAGCATGTACGGCACATATGTGGGCAAGAACGACGAGAATCAGACTGACGCGCAGAAGTCGTGGCGCTGGCGTGCAAAGAAGCATCAGCCTATGCATCCGATCAGGGAGAGCCGACTTCGGATTGCGCACAATATTTACAGCCACAAGATCATCACAAAAGAAATTGGCAAGAACAAAGCGACTGTGTGGGCACGAATTTGGGGCAAGACGCAAAACTCCTGGCTCATCGAGCACGGCCGCTATAAAGATCCATCACGCGCCTATCAAGGCTGGCAAGTATTCAGCAAGTTCTTCAAAATGTACGGCGCAACGATCAACGCCAAATTCACCGAGGACATCGGATACGGACTTGAGAAGGTCTTTGCTCGCATAGCAAAAGAAATGAACAAGGCGGCGCGATGAAATTCGTAGAAGCCATCCATCTCGCATTGCAACAATCCACAACCGTGATCACGGCTGTCGGAAGTTCGGCAAAGATATTCCAATCATTCGCCGCGCCGACAACATCAGTACCGTTCATCGTGGTCGGATCGCAAAGCGACGACGCGCTCAACCCGACGATCAAGGGCACAGGCGACACCGTGCGGCTTGCGACTTTGACAGTTGACTGCGTCAGTTCAAGTCTGTCGCAAGCGACCAACATTGCAGACCATGTGCGGGTCGATCTGTACAACTCAGCGGGATCGCTTGCGACCGCGAGCAACAGCCCAATGGTCATCCAAAACATTCGTATTGACGGCTCAAACATGGCCTACGACATGGGTAGCGAAGGCACTGAATACGGCGTGTTTGTATGCAGTGTCACGGTGAAAATTTGGTATGTCGCGTCGACACCAGCACCGATCACTCTTGTAACTAATCCCTCACCTCCAGCACCTTAAAGGAAAAAACAAATGGCAGTAATTGTAGCAAATTCAGGAACAACATCACTCACATACAGCGGATCTTTGATTGGGGAAGTCACTTCGTTGTCTTACGACGGCTTCAGCGTTTCAGCGGTTGAATCGACAATTATTAGTTCAACGACCAAGGCATTTCTGCCCGGCATTATTACGCCAGGCACAATTTCCTGCGATGTGAATAGCAACGGCGCAGACGCGGGTCAAGACGCAGTTAAGGCGGCGGTCACAGCCCGCACATCCAACGCATTCTCAATCGCTCTCAGCGATGGCTCATCCGTATCGGGTACTGCAATCGTGACTGGCTACTCAATCAAGGCATCGACCGATGCAATCATCACAGCATCCATCAGTCTGCAATGCACAGGCGCAATCACCATCACCTAATTAGGAGCACCCATGTCAATTCGAGAACAACTACTTGCGCTCAAGATCCCGACCGCGACTGTAAAGGTCGCAGGCATTGACGGTCTCGTCTCACTTCGCGGCCTCACTGCTGGAGAGCGGGATCAATGGGAGCAGTATGTCTACTCGGAGAGAGATGTGAAGAAGGGTGTGAAGAACATCCGCGCCAGCCTCGTCGTGCGCTGTATCACGGACGAGGCTGGCGTGCGATTGTTCACCGATGCCGAGATGGATCAGGTCGGATCAATGCCTGCGAGCGTCATCGACAAGTTGTATGAGCACTGTCAGCGTCTCTCGGGCCTTGGGGCTAAGGACGCAGAGGAACTCGAAAAAAACTGACGCGCCGCAACGGAATACGCATGTTTATGTTCACGCTTGCGGCTGAATTGAAAATGACGGTGGCTGAATTAGGAGATCGAATGTCCTCTAGAGAACTCCAAGAATGGATCGAATATCAGGGCATCGTGGGATGCCTTGATTCACGCCAGCGCGGCGATCTCGCCGCTGGCATCGTCGCGTCGACTGTCGCCAACGCGCACAGGTCAAGTCGATCCCGATCGTTCACGCCGCAGGATTTCATGGCGTATGTCGAGAAACCAAAGACAGACCCGCTTGTTTCCATTAAAAAACTAAAGCAACAAATGGGAGTTAAGTAATGGCAGTAACAGGCAAGATGACAGTCGATCTTTATGCAAATCCCGACCCATTCGTGCAAGGCATGAAAGCCGCCGAGAATGCCGCCAAGAAAAGCGGTAGCGGTATTGCTGGCAGTATTGAAAAGATAAATCAGAAGCAGTTAAAGAACGCCATGACTTCTGGCTTAAAAGCCGTCGGAGTCCTTGGAGCAATCGAAACAGGACAGCAGATCATGCTTGCCACTATTAAAGGCATGAAAGATGGAAGCGTCAAAGGCCTTGGAGATTTTGGAATGGTTGCTGCTAAAGCGGTCACATCCGTCATTGAAGGACTGCCAGTGCTTGGAACTTTTATGCAAATCGGAACAGAGATTGGAACATGGGTGGCTGGAATTGATCAATTAGACGAAGCAGCAAAACGAGCAAGTAAAAATTTTGACGGTTTAAAATCCACTTTAGATTCTATTAAAAAAGGCAATGAAATTGGAGATGTTGCAATTCAATCAGCAGCGGACAAAAACACACAGTTTTCAATGTCCGAAGATGAGATTTCAAACAATAAAGTTCTCGCTCAAATGCAAGCGGAGTATTTAAAAGGAAATCAGACATATATCAAAACATTGGAAGACCAACAAAAACTTAAAGGTCTAGATATAAGAGATACTCAATTTAGACAAAATCTAACCGCTCAGATCAACAAGATGGAAGATCAGCAAAGAAAGACAATGCAAGAAACTCTTGAAACTTTGCAAACATCTCAAGAAGAATATAATTCTAAACTAGCGGATCAAAATGATCTTTTGGAATGGTTTGATGAATTATCCAAAGAAATTCAAAACGACGAAAAAAAGAAAAATGATCTTCTTAAGGAAAGAACTAAATTCCAAGAAGACTGCAACAAGGAAGCACTTGACGGACAGAACGATCTAGCCAAGGCGCGGCAAGCCTACGCCGAGACAGAGGCAGAACTCAATGCGCAGGCCGCTGGCACATCAAATGTTGAAGGTCTAAGCACTGCCATCGGATCAATCAAAGTCGCCGGGTCGACCGACTTCTCCATCGAGAAGCAAATGGACATTGCCAAGCAACAACTCAACGCAACTGAATTGAACACCGACATCTTGCAAGAGATCGCAGACTCTCTCAATGCGATGGGAGGAACTACTTAATGACTCTTCAATGGATCAAGCAATCACGCTCGGCAACATTTGACCGAGGCAAGTGGAACGGTACGCAAAACTATCTTGTGCGTGATGATGCGGATGCATCCATCAATGTTTACACAATCGCATCAGGCGCAAGCGCATACGAAGTATTTGGCGCGGGTGATGATGCGACGATGGCAACATACATGCGTTTCGTATCGGCGACATACACGCCAGTCGCTGACGGCATGGATAAGATTTGGTCTGCCGTATTCACTTATGAATCGACAATGGGCGACGGCGTAAATATTGTGACGGCAGATGTGAAGACCGAGACTGAGGTCGGGTTCACATCTATCGAGACCAACATCCGCGAGGAGACGATCGACATTTGGCGCACAGGAACGACAGTGCCGTCGGGCGGAACGCAAAACGATAGCGATATCGGTGGAACAAAATCAGATTCTGCTGGCGAACCAATCTCATTTCTTTTGCCAATCGCAAGTATATCGATCAGAAATGTGATCTATGGTCGACCTCAATATGCAACGATTATGGCGGTAGCAGGTAAAAGGAATAACGCCTCTTTTATATTTGGAGCGACTGGAAACACATTCACTTGCGCAACAGGGACATTGGTATTCACAGGCGCAAGCACAAGTCGAACAGGCCCGAATGTGTATGAGATCAACTACCAATTCAACTACGACCCGACGCTGTATCACATGCGACAGATTGCAATGCGGGATCTGAAGGGCGTGAAGACAAGCCGACCAACACCTGGCTCGCCAGTCAGCGCATCAAATGTCGAAACTGCTTCTGTAGTTTTTTGGCGACAGCCGTTTCCAGATACAGCCGCATTCTCCACGCTTGGAATCGTGAGTACCTAATGGATATCAAGCCGAACATCAAGAGCGGGTTCGGGCCAATCACTACACGCGGTTGGAATAAGATCTCAGCCAAGGCGAACGAGCGCACGCGCACGGATTCAACCAATTCTTTTATAGATCGACACCCATTCTTTATTGCAAAAATTACAGCGTCGACAGCAATCATCGCAAATCGCAGATGGAAATATGAGTGGGCTGAAGGAACGCTTGACGCATCTGATTTGTTTGCTGTTGTAAGCGGATCGTCATACACATTCACAAATACAGGCGACTATGCATACAACACATGCGAGGCGTTGCAACAAAGCGGAGCAAAGGACGGCCCTGGCATTACGCATGCAAACATCCCCGCTGGCTACACGCTTCAACCGATTGCAGTCGGGACTTATGTCCACATGTTCGTGGATCGATCATCCAATTCAAATATAATTTTCACATTCTCAATGGCTAACGCCATCGACGGAACCTGCGCATAATGGCTCC